CGCGATAAATCACATACACGGAGCGCCCTTTCAGAAGCACGACCTTGTGACAAACCAGCCCGGCACGTGCACCAAGCTGGTTAGCGGATATCACAGCAGCGTCAAGCGCGGCCATGATTATTTTGCAGCAGGAGGAGGAACAGCGGCCGGAGCAGGCCGAGGCGTCATTTTTGTATAAGCACCGCCCCCGCGCTTATCAGCAAAACCAATTACGGGGGTGAGCTCACCAAAATAATAACCAGGGATACATTCGGGGTGCTCTTTAGGCAACATCAACTCACATATGCCCGCGGGGCGGTCGCCATCGGCTTCCATCAAAGCCTGATAAACGATCATTTTATCGTCGCCGCCTTTTTTATTTTTGTAGGGAATCACTTTAAAACCGAAAATCTGAAATTTCACTTGCATTTTTTTGACCTCTTTAGGTTAAGTTTGCCGAAAACGGCTAGTCATACTTTTATGACTGCGCGAAGTCTAGTCATAAGATGCTTACCTAGTCAACAAATAATTACTGTCATAAAATGCTGACTTCGAAAACCACAGGAGTTTTAAAGTGACGAACCTTGACAAGCTACTTAACGAAGCAAAGCAAAAAGCTAATTTGAAAAGCGACTACGCACTAGCGAACGAAATCGGAATTGAAAAACAATTAGTAAGCGGCTTTAGGCACAAAAAAAGCCTGCCCGGAGACTTCGCAAAAGCACGAATAGCCGAACTTACAAACCGAACTCTAATAGAGATAACCGCGCTAATCGGAGTAGAAAACGAGAAAAATAAATTGCGCAAGGAATATTGGGAACGGATATTAAAAAAGTTAAATAAAAATTCGGCAATCGCTTTTATTTTACTAGCCTACCCCATCACCGAAGCGGCTTATTCCGCCCACTGTATATTATGTCAAATCGCACAAGCTATTAAGCGGAATCAAGTTATTAGGTTCTGCGCCGCTATTTGATGCATGAGACCCAACGTTTACGACCTGTTCGGCGAGATACCAGTCACGCATCAGGACATCGCCGATTGGATTGAGTTAAACGCGCCACGATGGAAAGATTCATTGCGGCTTGAGTATTACATTCACGGATGGAATATTGCACACAAGGTGCGAATGTCTAAGCTAGCCGCTCATCCATATTGATTGCCACCCCTCACTACTCCACATTGTTTCGACCTCGCCGCACTCAGCTTTAGTTAATTCGTAAGTCTCGCCAATCGCGGCGACGTAATTCGTAGAGCCAAGCCAAACTTTTGTTACTTCCGGTTTTTCTATTCCCTTGCTTGCCCAGTAGCGCTTTGAACCTGTTTCCGCTTCCTCAAAGCACTTGTGGAGGTATTTCGTCATGTACGCGGCGAGCTTGTCAGAGGCCCATTTCCGGCCATCACCGCCCCATCGCTTATTTGGCCCCGTAACATCCACTTGACCGGGCGCAGAAGCGCCAGCAGCGTCAGGAGCAGCGCCTAGAACGATATACCAGCATCGACGCAGATATTTAATATCCTGATGACCATGAGTTGCGATATGAAGATGCAACGCGCCGCGATCTTGATATTCGCGAACGGCAAGATATTTCCAATCGGGGTGCCGTGCGGTGAAGAGCTTTACGAATGCGCGCCAATCTCTTTTTAGGCGGCTAACGTCGGTCATGTTTTCCCGATACGAGAGCGTGACCATATGGTCAGCTTGCATGCACTTGTTAACCCACCGCACCTTTTGACGAGCCCGACGTACCGACCTATCCAAATTCTCGGCAGCTTTTGCGGCTTTCTGTTCGTCGGTCAACTCTTCACGTCCTAGCTTTATCGGATCATGCGCAGACCAACGCATCGAGGCCGACATTCGAGCCATATGCTGAGTGCAAGAGACTGAGACCTCCACCCCGCCATGCGGAAACCTGCGTATTGTTGCTTGATAGTCTTTTTTTTCTGCTAACATTTGATGCATCGTTACGGCCCTTTGACATTGGGTGACGATCACGGCCCCGGCAAGATTCCCTCTTGCGCGGGGTTTTTCCATTTCAAGATCTGAAAATTTAAAACCCTTTTAAATCAAATAAATGCGAGACCCTATTTCGAGCTCAGCAGAGGGGAAAAACTTATGTGTCCCGGTTACAAGTCTATGCGGGGTGCGGCGCTACGCGCCGCCCTTCCCGCCTATCCCGGAGCCAGGAGCTCCCGGAGAAGCACTAGGAAGGCCGCCAGGAGGTTTAACGGCTGACCCCTTGTCTATACCAGGGCGCGGAGCGCTGAACCCGTCAGACAGCGGCACATGCACCGGAGGGGGTATCACGAGCGCGGGACGGTCTACATCTTCGGGCTTTGCCCTACGATCAATTGAAGGCGCAAGCGCCACTGTTTGACGTTCGGACTTTGGTTTCGAGTCCCAATCCTTAAAGTAGCCACGCGCAACAATTTGCCGACAAACAGCTCCGGGAACATCAAGCACCGTCGCTTGTTGAGAGAAACAAGAACATCGACTTTTGAAAGCCATACACGCAGCAGGGAACGGCGCGTCTGTAGGCCTCGTGGCGTCATCGTAAACGGGTGCGGTATACGCAAGCCCCGCGATTCGCGGAGAGCGCTCATCAAGATACTGCGCAACGGTTTTGACTTTGACGGCAGCGGGAACAGCAGAAGGAACTGTGCCAGCCTGAACACCGGTAATCGAAGCGGGAAGCGGCGTAGTCCCAGGCGTACGGAAATAATGAACAGCAGCCCAGATAATGCCGCCGAGAATCAACGGAAGCGCGAACAAGAAAAAAACGCGGAGGGGAATCCGCGCTTTGTGCGTGTGAAGCTCAGCACTCTTATACCAATCGAAAGACTTCCTCGGATAGAAAAAATCATGGCGAATTGAATCGGAGCGGCGTTTATCACAATCGGTTTTAACTTCACCCCACTCGTGCACCGTTGCTTTTTTTGTTCCGAAGGCGCGCACAACGTGAAAATGTTGACCAACCAAGCGGCGAACGTTGTTATCAGCGAGCATTGGATGCTGCGTAACTAGAACGAGATCAATACCGTCGTGCCGATGGGTTTCGAGTTTTGAAACGTATTCAGGAACACTGGAACCTTGCGCCCGAGGACGGAAAACACGCTGGCATTCATCAAGAATAACGATAGAACCGGAGGGGACTTTGTGCCAATCCTCACCAGAATCCAATTCAAGCCAAGGCAGTTTCAAATCATTAATACCCGAAAAATAAACAGGCCGATTTTCTTTTTCTGCGCGGTCTTTTACAAAATTAAGAGCGTAGAGCGTTTTACCTGCGCCGGGTTGGCCGGTGATTAAGGTAATCATGCTTTCCAAACCGCTTTAGTAAATGTTCCACCGCTCACGCCTTGAATGACGAAACGGATTGCAATAGCGGAGAAAAGAATATTAATGGCTGAGTCGATTTGAAGAAGCGAGAAAATAGCAATAGCCATTTGATCTACACCAAGAAGGCGCGCAAATACTTCGGCTTTTATCCAATCAAGGAGAACGGAGAACCCGCTATAAGTTACGAAACCCAGGCCAAGGGAAATAAGAACTCGACCAACAATGGAGCCGAGCGACGAAACAAATCCACCCAACAACGCAGCGAGAAATATCGGCATTTAGACCACCCCCACAATTCGAGCACCCGCGACAAACGCGAACGTCATCACGATGGAACCCATGAAAGAAAGATACGGATTAAGTTTTGCAAACGGGAGAGTGATTGATTGACCGCCCCACATGGTGACAGTGAGATCAGAAAGGGAACCCGAGAGCCGTTTAGATGTATCAAGAGAACTCGAGAGGTTGACCGTATCGCGAGCCGCAGCGGTAGAACGAACCGCGCCGTTTAAGTCCTCAACACCGGACGCAACTTTATTGCCAAGATCACTAAGCGATGTGGCGGTATCAAAAAGCGTGCAGTTGCGATTGTGCTGTTCTCGCGCAATAGCGCACTGGATCGCATCGCCATCACAAGAGAAACCACCGCACGAACCACCAAAAGAATTATCGAATTTTTTACAAAGAGGGCTATTTGGATTTTGCTCACAGAACGTTTTTTTGTCAGCCTCAGCCTGTTTGCTTTCCGTCGATGACGACGACGGAGTACCAGCACCCGGGTCAACACCCGGGGCATAATTATTTGTAGTAATTGTGGTATTCGTCGAACACGCACCAGCTGCATTACACGTTGTAGTTGTGTTAGTTGTTATTTCAGTTTTGCTTCCATCAGGATTCGTAACAGTTTGCTTCTCTGTTTTCTTTTGCGCGCCATCAGTAGGCTTTCCGCCGGGGAGACAAATAGTTGCACCATTAAATTCGCCAGAAACCTGCCCTTCCGGGCAATTCGTAGGCGTAGCATTTGGCGTGGAAGTACAAGTCAAACCCGTATTAGTCCACGGGCCATAAGTCCAACCACCATCGGGAGCGGATCGCGATCCCATACAAATATCTCCGCTGCACGTTATGCCGCAATTCGAAACGCATAGATTCATCGAACCGCCGGTTTTCGAAAATCCTTGACTGCCACCAGGAACAGGCGTACCCGCAGCAGGGCATTGCGAAGCACATAATTTAGTCACACTGTCAGGAGTCTGGCCAGACGGACAAGCTAACGCCACATGACCCTCCGCAACGCCGCCGGTGCTATTGGTATCCGCACAGGTAGGAGATATTACCCACCCCGAGGGATGATTAGACGGATACGTTACAGGGCCATTACGATAGGCTGGAGCGTTTGGGCCATTGCAATAAGATTCGCCAAGATCAACGATCGTGGCGAAATACCCATTGCCACGCGTATCGCCCCACCGATCAACGGAGATCACGACCTTACCCTGGTCAACAGCCTGATAAAGGTTGACCATATCATCAACGTGCGCGTGCGCATTTACCGAAAGCAAAAACAAAAAAACTATGCGGAAAAAATTAGCCATGCCGCCCCCAAAACTGCGATCAAAACGAGTAAACCGGCCATAGAACCCCCACTAAAAAACAGGGGCCGAAGCCCCCGCTTTATTACATTGCGCGCCGAACCCACTTGAACGCTTTGATCCCTACCATCAGGATCAAAACAGCAGCGCCGATAAGCGCGATGGGAGCAGCTTGCGCGGCGATGTCGGTTACAACCGCAGACACATCCACCGCAGCAGCCTGCGCGCCAACAGCGAACAACGAGAGAGCAGCCAACAGAACAGCGTTTAACTTATTCATGATTCAGTTTCCTTTTCATCAGTGTGTTTTAAAACTTTGATGAGCACCCGGAATGAGTAGCCCACCGCCCAAACAGCGAGGATTGCCCCCGCAATTAGTGCACCGTCGCCCGTGGTTAATTGGATCCACGGGTTTGCTGATTCGGCATAGTTTCCGACGACGATGGAGCACGCCGTAACGTCGGAAGGTTGAGGATTAATGACCGACAGAACGCCAGCCGCATCAGCAGATAAGCAGATCATTGCGCACGCACCAGGGCACGCATTTTCTGAATTACAGAGTCAGAATTTTCCGTTACCACAACAGGAACGGAGCCGCGATAAATCACATACACGGAGCGCCCTTTCAGAAGCACGACCTTGTGACAAACCAGCCCGGCACGTGCACCAAGCTGGTTAGCGGATATCAC